GAGATCTCGTTCTGCAGCTCGCTGCGCTCGGGCAGCTTCTTGCGCTGCTTCTCGACGTAGGCCTTCTGGTCCTCGAAGTACGAGACCATCGCGTCGCCGCCCTTGCCGCGCGGGTTGTCCATGCGAGCGACGAACTTGCCGACGAGGCCGTAGCAGCCCTGATAGGCCTCGACGACGGTATCCACGAGGCCGGGGATCGCCTCGTAGTACTCGCCCAGCGCCTTGTGCGCGGCGAACGACGAGGTGGACCAGTGCATGAAGTGCGCGGCGATGGCGGTGCAGAGCATATGCCCGGCGAACTCGCCCATCGCGGCGTGGTACTCGCTCGAATCGGTCATATCCTGGCGCTCCTGCTGCGCGTCTCGTGCGCGGCCCACATGTCGTTCAAGGTGGCGGCGTTGGTCGCACCGACGAGCAACGGGCGGTCGGCCCGAGGCGGCTCGACGGGCGCTTCCTCGCGCCACGCGACCGCAAGCATACGGAAAGCGTCAGCCGGATGCGAGGTCCAATCGTGCCTAGGCGTCGCCCTGAAGGCGCGCTTGTCCTCGTCGTACTCGCGCTGGTACTGGCGCAGGGCCTCGATGCCCTCTCGGCAGCGCTCGGCGTCGAACCAGCAGCGGGGCATGACAAGGCGCGCGGCTTGGATGCCGTCCTGCACCCCAAGGTCCGCGACGATCGTGAATTTGCCGATGCCGCCCAGCAGCGCCGCGAGCTGCTCGACGACGCTGCGGCCTCCGCTCGCCAGCGTCTTCGCCCGCGCGTCGTGCGGGAGGTGATGGCGCGCGTAGCGGAACGGCTTGCCTGCGACGACCTCGGCCAGATCCGCGACGGTCGAGCCGCTGCTGGCGTGGTAGTCGATCAGATGCACCTCGCCGCCAGCGACTTGGTAGAACCAGATCGCCGTATCGTCGCGGTAGCCGATGTCCCACGCCGTGAACACCGGGCGATCGGGATCGTGCGAGACGCGCCCGATGCGGCCCGCGTCCGAGGCCTCGCGCATCTCGACGCCGTAGAACGCGCCGAGGATCGCGGCCTCGAAGCTGCACTCGTACTCCTGGTCGTACTGGTCCTGCGTCAACTGCGCGCGGAGCGCGTGCAATTCGGTCGGAGGCAAGATGCCCGACGCGCTGGCCGGCAGCTTCAGGCAGAACCAATCCGGCGATCGCTGCGCGGCGTCGAAGGCCTCGTAGAACTGGTTGCGGCCCTTTGGCGTCCCGCCGATCACCGCCCAGCCCGCCTTGTCGCTCAACGTCGGGCGGATGACGTTGCCCCAGACGCTCGGGCGGAAGTCGCCGTATTCATCGAGGTAGACGCCGTCGAAGCCGAGGCCGCGCATGGCGTCGGCGTTGTCCGCGCCGAACAGCTGGATCTTCGCGCCAGTGTGCGTCGTGAGCAGCAGCTCGGCCTCGTTCACGCCAGCGGTAGCGGGCGCGGCGAAGCGCTTGAGGTAGTCCCACGCGACGGACTTGGCCTGCGACCTGTACGGCGCGACGTAGGCGTAATGCGCGTGTGGCCGCTGCGCGGTGATGGCGGCGCGTATCAGGTCGTTGACTGCGGCAACCGTTTTCCCTGCGCGCCGATGCGCGACGAGGCAGGCCCAGCGTTGCGTGCGTTTGTGGAACGGGACGAATGCCTTTCGAGGCGCGTAGGGCATCCGCACGGTCTGAACGCGCGGCGCATTCATTCCGGCTCGCCCCACTCGTAGCGGATGACCTGGGGGCCGCCCTCGGGGCCGGAGTTCTCGTGGCGCTGCGTCTCGGCCCAGCGCATCTGCGCTTTGGTCCACCAGATCATCGCCGTGGTGTCGCCCTGCACAACCGCCTTGTTGAACAGCGTCTTGGCGACTTGCGCCGAGGCTTTTGCCTTTCCGACCGCTAGCTCGGTCTTGTAGTATTTGCGGAGCGTCTCGTCGCTGATGCCGATCAGCGCCGCTATCTGGTCGTGCGGGAGGCCAAGGCCTGAGGCCTGCTCAACCTGGCGGCGGCGTTCTTCAGTTGGCTTGTGCGCTGGCATGACCATGCGCGTAACCTAAGCCGAACGAAAGCCGTTGAAAAGACGGCGCAGCGCGTAAGATCGAACCAGAGAAACGGCCGTGAACAGCGCGCCAATGGCGAAGCTGTCAAACGCACTCGGATGCAGGCCGAAAAGCGGCAGGATGACCACGTTCGCGGCCACCGCCACGAGATAGCCGATCGTTACGTTGGCGATGGCCTCAACGGCGCTCATGCGGCGGCTTTGCATCGCTCGGTCGCTACATCGGTGAAGCTGCGTCCATCGCCTTCAAGCGTAGCCTGCTGGCCGGTAAACTGCTGCCAGCGCTTGATGGCGACGTCCACATATGCCGCATTCAGCTCGATGGCGTGGCAAGCGCGGCCCGTCATTTCGGCGGCGATGATCGTCGTGCCGGAGCCGGAGAATGGCTCGTAGACGGCCTGCCCTGGCGACGAGTTGTTCTCGATGGGCCGCTTCATGCACTCGACGGGTTTCTGCGTGGAGTGGCCGGTGTCGTTGTTGCGGTTGTTCTCGATGTGCCAGAGCGTCGTCTGTTTGCGGTCGCCCGCCCAATGGCCCGTTCCGCCCTTCTTCACGGCATACCAACAGGGCTCATGCTGATGGTGGTAGTGCCCGCGCCCAAAAGTGTGGCGCTGCTTCGCCCATATGATGAGGTTCCGCATTTCGAAGCCGCATGCCTCGAGGCTTTCGGCGACCACAGGCGAAAAGGAGGAAGCGTGCCAAATGTATGCGACGTCGCCCGGAAATAGCGCCCAGGCTTCGCGCCAGTCGGCTCGGCTGTCGTTTAAAACCTTGCCTACAGCCCGCCGCGAATTGGGACCATCGTTATTTACCACTGCGCGCCAGCCCGGATCGTATTCGACGCCATACGGCGGGTCCGTCACCATGAGGTGCGGCTTCACGCCGTTCAGGGCCTTGGCCACGTCGTCCGCCGAGGTGGAATCGCCGCAGACGAGACGGTGTCGACCTAGCAGCCAGACGTCGCCCGGCACCGAGACGGGATGCTCTGGCGCTTCTGGCACCGCGTCAGGATCGGTTAGGCCCTCAGTTCCCGGCGGCGCCATAAGCGCGTCGAGCTCTTCGGTGTTGAAGCCGGTCAGCGCCACGTCGAAATTGAGATCCTGCAGATCTTGCAACTCTAGGCGCAGCAGCTCTTCGTCCCAGCCCGCGTTGAGCGCCAGCTTGTTGTCGGCGATCACATAGGCCCGCTTCTGCGCCTCGGTCAGGTGCGCCAGCCGAATTGCCGGAACGTCCTGCATCCCGAGCTTGCGCGCGGCCAGCACGCGGCCGTGGCCGGCGATGATGCCGTTCGCCTCGTCCAGCAACACGGGGTTGGTGAAGCCGAACTCGCGGATGCTAGCGGCGATCTGCGCCACCTGAGCGTCCGAGTGAGTGCGTGAGTTCCGCACATAAGGGATCAGCGCCGCGATCGCGACGCGCTCGATCTGGATCACAGGCCGCCTTTTGTTGAACCAAGGTTCAGAAGATTGCCCCGCCCCGACCCATGCGTCAACCGCATATCGCCCTGCGTTCACGCCCACCTCTCGCCGCACCTCCGACCCGAAACGCGCTCAAGCTTCTGACGCCCACCTAATCCTGCGCTTGATTGCCGCCTTTTTCTTCGCCGTCGTCTCGATGGCTGTTCTGAGTGATTGTTCAATTTCTTCAAGCTCCTCTAGCGTCCAGTTGGGCGCTTTGAGGAGCTTGGCGTATCTCTTGGGAAGAGACCTTGCCACGGCTTTTTTTCGCTCCGCGACGGTAAGGATCATTCGGCTACCAAGCCAAGAGTTGCAATCCTTACAAGCCGGGACGGTTTCTCCAGCGTAGTTCCCCGCCTTGCCGCTTCTGACCGAACACATCCCCGCATAGGAATACGGGATGATGTGATCTTTTTCGGTGGCCGCATCTCCGCAGTAAACGCACACGCTCACGAGCTGCCCCGTTGATTTCTTCCTAGGATGGCTCAGGAAGAGCGGAAGCGGAAGAGGTGGGTCGCGCTGACTCCAGACCCCCTTCCGGCGTTCCTGAGCCATCCTGGGCGCTCCTAGAGGCATCCGAGGCGAACCGGGACCTGAACTTCGCCATCGCGGCGTCGAACTCGGCCTTCTGCGCGTCGGTCATGGTCGAGTACCGCCCGACCGGCTTGTCGCTGTCAATCGGCGCCGCGATCGCCCGCCGCAGGAGGTGCCGCTGCCGGTGCGCGGCCGCGACCTCGGCGTCGAGCAGCTGGCAGACCTCGGCGTAGCTCGGGAACCACTTGCAGGACCGCGCCGCTGCGTCGAGGCTCGACCGGGTGTAGGCCTGCCTCGGGTAGTTCAGCATCGCCGCGTAGGCCGCGATCCGCGTCCTGGCGTCCTCGGCGCTAAGCTGACCCGCGACGAGCGTCCCGAGCGCGCCGAGCCACCGCTCGACGGTCGCCTGCGGAGCGGGCTGCAGCGCGTCCTCGACGGCCTGCAGGGCGCGCTCAGCCTCGGCCCGGACGCTCGGGGGGATCGAAAGCGTCGAGCCCGGCGTCTCGGTTTCGGCCCTCTGCAGCCAGCTCCCGAGCGACTGCGAGAAAGCCGTTGCCCGTGCGAGATCCTGTGCCATTCGTCGTCCTCCGTTCGCTGCTGCGGCGCAC